TACAATGGAGCACTTCGCGAGTGATTATCCCCCTGTCAACCCAACCCCGGGGCAGATGTGGTATGATACTGGAGCCCAGGAGTTGAAATTGTACGACTCTGTTGGAGTCTGGCAATTAGTCTGGCCAATTCCTGAGGAAGTAATCGTTAGCCCTAATCAACCAGCAAATGAAATTGGTTTGCTCTGGCACAATACCGCGGTCAATAAGTTATACATCTGCGACACAGCTGGTACATGGCAATTAGTCTGGCCGATTGAGCAACCCTATCCAGCAGTTTGGGTTAGCAACCCCAGCACACTGATTGGTGCTGGGATTTGTCTGGCTGTCGGTGCCCAATGGTATCAATACGACACAGGGAATGGTGATGGTGTAGCAATCTTCCGAGGTAGGGACTTTGCAACTGAAGCTGGAGGAGTTACAATTCCCTCTGGCAGCAATCCACCCGCGTATCTAAGTTATTCATATACAAATCCGACAAATCAATCGGTACTATTTGAAGCAGACCTCACTGGACACGGCAATTTGTATTATGGATTACCCAACGCCGCATTTGGTTTGGTTTATACAATCGGTGAGAATTTAAATATAACAATGCCTGCTGGATACAGTGGTAATGGTGACCCAAATCTACAAGGCACGATGAGACAGGATGTGTACTCTTCGGGCCTCAATACGCGAAGTGCTGGCGGCTTCGACGTCTACACAGAATCTACTGTATCAGGAGCGAGATTTTTCAAAGTTATCCCACCTGGTGGAACGGTGACAGTATACGCTCAATGGTGGGGCATTCTATATCAAGCCCATAGTTGGAACGGATACGCTGTAATTCACGGCAATATGGCAATGAAAGTTAAAGTAACACGCGGAGGAGCATATCTATGATAACAAAATATTACACACTAGGTGAACTCAATGACTCATTTGGAACAGGTCTAACACTTGCGTGTTACAATCAAGATGACAATGGTGAGTGGATTGGTGTAATGCGAACTACAGATGGTAGTGTATTTTTGGGGTACAAGCCCACAGAGATCTCAGAAGCTGAATATATTACCCTGCAACAACAAATTGCTTCCCCCGACATGATCACTTACTTTCCTGGTAAATTTCCAAGGGTTGGTGTAGTTGACAAGACAACCTATACCAAACTACAAAAAGAGCAGGCAAAGCTACAAAAAGTATATGATAAAGAACAACTCAAACTATCTACAGAGCAAGCTGAGAAAGAAGCCGCACTGTGCGCTAAGCTAGGAGTTACCAGTGATGAGTTAAAATTACTTGCAAAAATAGCACTAGCAACGTGACGTATCACTCATCGCACTAAATAAACAATACTACAACCAGAGAAACTGCCATCCATCATGCCAGGAACCTATTCAGTCGAACACAGCGACCCAACAAAAACCCCCATATCCATCCAACCCCTTGGTATAGATATGAGCACATCACTGACACTTTTAGGTTACAGATCTCCTGTATACCAAGAAGCTGTTTGGACAAACTTCTTACAAATGCTAGAGCACTTTGCTCGCAATTCTCCACCCATCCATCCAATTGCTGGACAAATTTGGTTGGATACAGGAACTACTCCAGGTACACCCAAATTCTATGGTGTAGACAATCTATGGCACACAATCGGATCCGGCGTATACGTAGGACCCACAGCCCCCGCCAACAGCAATACTCTCTGGTACAACCCCATCACTGGTGGTTTATACTATTATGATGGCGCAGCCTGGATCAACACAGTATGCATCGCAGTTGCTGGTGTGTGTGAGTACGACGAACTGGTTGCGCTTGTAAACGCTGACTCAATCGCAGTTGGTCAGACTGAAATCCTACCGTCTCCGACACCGGCTACTGTGTACAGAATTACCGACGCTCAGTGGCAGACTCTGATTAATCGAGTGAAGCAACTTGCATATGCAAAATCTGTTCCAACTGCTACAATCATTTAACAACTTCCGCCTCTGTTCGGATGCTCGCTGTGGCTTGGCTACAGTATTGAGTGAGTATAGTAAGCTACAAACGCTGTTGAATCAAGCGCTACTGTCACCAACCATTAACACGTCGTGCTTCGAGACGATCACACCACCGAATGCATCAGCTGCTCGCACCGCCGCATGGATAGGGACAATCGCACACACTGTGACTTTGTCATGGGCAGACGCCGGTTCTGTTGGTAGATTTTTTAACACAGGCGGTAAGATTGTCTGGACCGGAGCAGTTACTAATACCAGTAGCGCTGTTGACGTAGCTTGGCAAACAGCGTTAGCTTCAATTCCAAACGTCACGGTCACAAAGAGCAATACAACTCAAGGAGCTCAGACTTCGACCATTGGGTTTGAGGATCTAACAACCGCAAATCAAACAATGTTCTCGCACGTACTAGCTACTCGATCTGTCTTGATTCAAGGCAAAGTTAATACAACAGGAAATGTATTAACTTTAACCATATCATTCAACGACTCAGCTACAGTAACAGGCTCGTTCACAAGTGGAATATCACTCACACGAGTTGGAGCACTGTGCTACAATAATCCGCCTGTAGCATACCCAGCAAGTTCATCTGTTGGTATCGCCTGACCTATTGAACTAAAGCTTCCCCCCAACAAGGAAAAGTTGTACGGTGATTAACACCTGTTGCAACTTTTCCTTGTTTTGAATGTAGGCTATAAGCCTATAGAACTCGCTTATATGTTTGATATTGTACTAATTAGTTATGATGAACCAACCGCTGATTCAACATATGCAAAACTCCAGGAAGACTTCCCATATGTAAAACGCGTCCACGGTGTGGTTGGTATAGCAGCGGCACATTACGAAGCCGCCAAGCTTGCTAGCACTGAGATGTTTTATGTAATTGATGGTGATAATGAACCATTGAGTACGTTTAAGTTTGACACTGAGGTCCAACCTTGGGATCAGGGATATACCCACATATGGCCAACAAAAAATATTGTGAACGGTAGCACGTATGGTTACGGTGGTATAAAATTATTCAACACTCAGTTGATGACCGTAGACAAACCACCCACATGGATTGATTTCTGCTCGACGCGAGGACTCGGCATAAAATGCATGAACACTCCACCCGCAAGTATAACTCATTTTGACCAAACTCCATTCCACACATTCAGAGCAACAGCTCGGGAGGTGTTTAAACTAGCAACCGCTCAACACCACTACGAAACTACCCTATCACTAGCTGAGTTATCGACCAACACAGAATATGCTGATGTGATAGCGAGGCTTAGCCTCTGGCGTACGGATGATCCGAATACTGAATATCAATTGGAATATAACGCTGGGGTTTGTGCTGCACAAACGTGGTATGATCAGAATATAGATCCAACACTCATTAATAATTTCACATGGTTGAGAGACCAATGGACATCACAATCACCCAATGAATACATCACACACTGATCTAGTACTACACCTCACAACTTCTTACTCTTGGGATATATTGAGCGATAACCACATTCCTGCTGCCCTAACCAGTGACCTTGTTAGCGAACTATACCACCAACCAATGCGAGTGCAAGCTGATGCCGTCAGAGACGCACTATCAGAGGGACAACTTGCGAGTAAGATATTAGCTTGCGATATGCTATACAACACAGGTCTCGACCACGACACAGCTCTGGTGGTTGGTGGGTGGTATGGTACACTAAGCAAATTGTTGTTGAGTAAGAAACAAAACTTACACATTACTTCATTGGATATAGACCCAACTGTAGCACCGATCGCAGACGCGTACATCCGTGATCCAAATCGTTTTACTGCTGTTACTGTTGATATGTACGACTTCCAGTTGTACGGTGATTACGGTGTAGTAATAAACACAAGTTGCGAACACATACCTGATCTTCCGATGTGGTTGAGTATGCTTCAACGAGGGCAGACTATATTGCTGCAGAGCAATAATCTATTCGACTGTGAAGGGCACGTCAATTGTTGCAATTCAATATTTGATTTGGTTGAACAAGCACACAAGCATGTTGACATCATTTCATGTAACATACTATACTGTGCTGCAGATCAACGGTATACACTATTAGGACAAATCAAATGAGCACCATTATAACGCACGCAGATATTGAGAAGTATCTGACACGGGAAAGATCTACGGGAGAATTCAAACAAGTCCACGAAGCGTGGGTCGCGAATACGGTTAGTAATGCTGTGTCTTGGTACACCACAGCTCCTGAGTCTCCACTGTTCAAGAGTATTCGACAATATACAGATTCTGTTAGTACTACTCCCACCACAACATGACAATAGTCGTTAACCTGTATGCTGGCCCTGGCGCTGGCAAATCAACTCCAGCACTACGCCTGACGTATGATTTGAAATTAGCTGGATTAACGACTGAGTATGTGTACGAATTTGTCAAGGACGCTGCTTGGTGGGGACACACAGATGTATTTGATCAGCCTGATTATTGCTTTGCTCAACAACATCGACTATTGCGATCAGTTGTAGGTAAGTGTGAGATTGCAGTATGTGATTCTCCAATCAACTTGCCAGTTGTGTATGCGTCCCAACGCCCATACGACAAATATTGCCCATTCGATGAGTATAGCGCTCTTGTGAACAAAGTGTACAAGAGCTACAATAATGTAAACCTATTCATCGATCGTGGTTCACTACCATACAGTCATCTAGGCAGAAATGAAGATGTAGATCAAGCGAAGGTGATCGATGAGTTGATCACAACTCATCTTATATCTCAAAATATCAAATATATCAAATTTGATCCTAGTAACAAGTTTCAATACGATACAATTTTAAGATACCTACTAAAACAAAAGAAAGCACATGAAAACAGTATCAATTCTACTAACTAACGGCGCTGAATGGATTGCTCAGCAACAAGAGACACTCGACTCCAATACAGTCTTGTCGCTGACAAAAGTCCGCAAACTCCACATCATGCCTCAACAAGGAGGCGGGGTCGGCATGGCACTCATTCCCGTACTGATGAGTAACAATGACAAAGAAGATTTTGAATTGGATCGCAAGCACGTTGTTGTTGTAAGTACTCCACACCCCGATTTTGAGAAGCAGTACCTCACAGAGGTTTCTGGCATTCAATTGATTTAACAAAACTATTATAGGATATAACCATGGCAAGCACAGATAAATTACTTGGAAGTCAAGTACACACCCACTTGAAATCTCTCGGTCTCGAGACACCGACTACAGATAAGGTGAACGCTTCCAGAGCGGAAAAATTAGCCGCTATTGAAGCGAGTACCAAAGCAATGTTAGAAGTGCTTGGTTTAGACCTGACGGATGATAGCTTAACAGAGACTCCGATGCGGGTTGCTAAGATGTGGGTAGATGATATGATGTGGGGGCTTGATTACAACAACTTCCCAAAGTGCACGACCGTAGACAATAAGATGTCAGCACCAGATGAATTTGTTGCAGTCGCAGTTTCTGCGGCTTCTCAGTGTGAACATCACCTTTTGTCCATAATTCCTGCGGGTGGCTTGAACCAACCTTCAATTGTGATCGCTTACATTCCAGCGGATAAAGTGCTTGGGTTGTCAAAGTTGAGTCGAATTGCGAACTTTTTCGCCGCCCGCCCACAGGTACAGGAACGTCTCACACATCAAATTTTGGAAGCTGTCAAGTTTGTCACAAAATCCGACAGTGTCGCTGTGTTTGCATCCATGGCACATTTGTGTATGTCAACACGGGGAGCAAAAGATACAGCTTCGGATACAACAACGTGTGCGATGAGTGGAAAATTTGTAACCGACTCGAGTGTCCGCTCAGAATTTCTGGCCATCGCCCGTCAAAAATTATCATGACCACAGCCCGCAATGACATCACTGGTGACGCACTGATTTCCAAGAAAGCATCAGACTCATATCGAACAGGTTGGGATAGAATATTCGGCACAAAACAACCGAACGTTGAGTGGTCCGACCACGAAGAAATTGAAGAAGATCTGAATCCTGACCTCCATACTGATAACTCAACTGATTAAAGTATACTGCAAATAATTATGACCCTAACGTGCTACCTATAATTAGTATCCGTGTATAAATACTCTTTTAATTAGGAGCACGGATATGGTAATGACGGTACAAGACTACATCGATAAATATGGTAACGATCGAGGGGTTGAGAAATTTGAGGCTACCCAACGGCGATTGGCTATACGAGCACAAACTTACGCCACTCACCCGTATACACGACTAACCAAGGAGTGGTTTGTGTGGAGATATCCACTAGATGGTTTAACTAGATTTAATAATCATGTGAATAAATCCAGGCAGTCGGAAGAAAATATGATTGCTAGGTGGGGTGAAGAGTTAGGTAGAAAAAAATGGCAGGACACTGTCGCTAAGAAGAACACTGTCGCTCTAGTCCGAGCAAGTGGTGGAGAGGTTGCGGTAGATGCAATGCATGCAAAACGAAAAGCTGCTATTGATAAGTATTGGTCCAATCTATCTGAGACAGAACGGCAATACCACATCACGACGAGAGCTGCGAAATCATCCGCAACCAAAAAAGAGCGATATGGTAATAAAACAAAGCTCCAAATTTACATCGACAAGCATGGTGAGCTTGGTCACGAATTATACGCCCGTTACCTCCAGAAAATTTTCAAGTCTATCGGCC